GCTGCTTGACTCCGTTCCACCAGATCACCAATGCAATCCGGTCCACATTGGTCAGTTTCCGCTTGCGGCCGTTGGTTAGTACCTTGGCAGCTTCCTTCAGGTGCACAGGCGCCTGAGCTTTATCAGTGCCAGCCCGCAAGATAAAGGAGTCCGCCGTATAGAACTGACGGAAATTCAAGTCATTGATATTCCTGTCTATCTCCGGGAACGGAGCCGGAGGCAAGCCGATATCGTCATAGATGAAGGATAACTCCCTGCAGGCGGCTGCGACATCATCTGCGCTGATAAGATGCTCCTGGCCATTGATGATAAAGGCCATCTTATTCTTGATCTTCTTTGGATCATACTTGGCCATATTGGCCGGTATGATGCCTGATAGCTTGCACAGGCAGAGAAATAATGCTTTTTCCTTGGATATCCCTGGTAATGTAAGGATATAGCAGACATCCCTGAACTGCTGATAAGTCATCATCTCCCATTTCGTAGGGAAGGTGATGTTTACAATCTGTTCCTTGTCTCGATGGAAGAGATTGTAGAAGAATTCCAAAATTCTCATGGTCGGGTCGATTAAAACATTGAAAAAATAGGTGTATCAGAATGCTCCAAAGTCAAGTCCTGAGCAGCTGAAGAATCATTGTATGTCGGGAAATCGCTAGGATTAGCCTTCATGAAGATTGTTGCCTTGATTACTTCCTGGATACCGGTATCACGGTCTCCAAGAGCGATGGCAGCTATCGATATCTTGATAATCTGAAGGATCTTCTTCTCATTGGGCACCATCACTTCCCTGTCACGCACCTTCTCTAGTAACTCATCAGCGTAATCCGGAGAGATATAGCTGGCCACATCAGATGTCAGGGCGATATTCATTGCCGGGTTCAGCCTCAGGAATTCGCTCCAGGTCTTCGGATAAGTGGCAGCTGTGATGGGATTATACACAGCCACGTCCTTGAATTCAGCGAAGGTAAAGATAAGGCCGTCGGTCAACCTGGTAAACTGCACGGTCCCTCTCCAGTCACTATAAGTCTCGGATGCAAGAAGGAAAGTAACCAGCCTGTCCTTAGCCTCATCCAGCTTAGCCTGCAGGCCTGCAGTAAGGTTAGAAACCCTATCCTTGGATGCCGGTGCTATATCCTGGTTGGATACGACTCCGAATCCTGAGTCAGTAAGGATAAGATCCATCTCCGGAATGGAATTCAGGAAAGCTTCTACAGCAATCACCCTCTGGCACATCTTCAGCAATTTGGCATCAGCCGGCACCCTTTGTTCCAGCAAGGTCTCCAGATCCGTACCGATGAAATCTTCCACCAAGGCCTGCTGAGCCACATCCAGCGCGTCGTTGAATACGGTGGGTGTTCCCTTCATATTGATTGCCGGAAGGAACGGCTTCATTTCGTTATAACCATTAACTAGCATAGCATTTAGACTTTATCATTGGTGGATACTTCTTTCCCGGATTTATTCTGGTCAAGCGTCGTGAAGATGTATTCGGGGATGGTGATAAAGATGTCCTTATCCCACTTGTTGTATTCCTTGATGATCTGAAGAGAGCGAAGACAGCGGTCCACTACAGGCTTCATAAGAGCCTGCTTCATCAGGTATAGCTCGCGGGCGTTGGAACCACCCAGGGAGTTCGTGTTCTTGCCGGGGGTAGCACCGATAAGCGCACTGTGCACACCCATTGCATAGCAGATGATATTTGCCGTGGACTCGGTATCGTCGATGTATTCTCCACCCTTCATATCGTTCTGAACCGGCACGATCTCAATCCATTTCTGCTCGTTCGCTCCACCGTTGGCAGAGGGGAACATCTTCTTCAGTGAGAGAATAGCCTTGTTGGCATTGTTCTCTCCGGAGAGATAATCACTGAATGCCTGTTTTTCCTTATCGATACGGGCCTGAACGGCGGCGCGGTCATTCCTGTTGATGGCTTCTTTCTTGAAGATATCCTCGAAGTAATCCGGAGATACATATATGATATACTTAACTCCAAGCTGATTCTTCAGGATGGCCTTCTTCAGCTTCGGTACCATAACACTGTGATCATACCAGCCCGATGTGAAGATGGAGTACCAGGAAGGACGGGAATAGTACGGATGGCCAGGAGACGGCATATAAGCGCTGAAGATAAGACGGCGCTTTGAAGCTGCATACATCTTCATATCATTGATGGCATTGAATTCATCCATCACGTAGGTCGCACGGATAGGATAATCCTTGCTTCCCGGCGTCTTATCCCACCCGGCGCAATAGTAGTGCCAGTTGATTACTCCGCGGCTATCCTGCATAGACCAGCGGCTGAAAGTGGCTTCCCGGTGACGGATAGTGTAGATATCCGGGGAATGAGCATCGTAGTTCATCTCTGCCCACACATTATCGAAGGTCACCATATCCTGCAGCTGCTGGAGTATGAACAGCGGGATGTCGTTCCGCTGGAAAAAGTCATATTCCTTACCGGATACGACGTCCTCATATTCGGTCATCTTCCCATTCTTCCAAGCTTTAGCCCTGATAAGCTTCGGGCCAAGTCCGAAGCATACATCCCTGTTGAACTTCAAGTTCGCCGATACGATGTCATTATCGGCTATCTTTTTCAGGAGATGATTAGGCAGACAGTTGTCAGGTCCCCAAGGTGCAATCTTATATTTATCTTTAACGATGGGCTGAAGATCATAATCCTGCCTGAATTCCCCGCTGGAATCTATCATCAGAACAGTCTGGATCTCCGGGAATAGATTGATTCCCTCGATAAGCTCAATGCCGGCAAGCGGCGATTCTTTCTGTGTCATAGTATAACTTCTTCTCCATTTAATTCTATTACAGTAAAGCGGTTCACCTTCCGGATTTCCCCTGAAGGAATCAGCTTGATATTGAATGTTACACCTTCTCCGTGAAAGGATGTAGGAATAGCCTTTTCGACAGAGATAATCTCACCATCTTCTGCCACCCATTTAAGCGAAATCTGTTGATGTAGCTTCGCTATCTCGAATATTTTCGCTGCGCTTATCATTCGGTATTATTTCCAGGAACAAAATTACAATAGCCGCATCCATGAATATAGGACAGCAAAGAAAGGGAGGCATCGGCACAGCTTCAGCCTTAAAAATCTCACTTTCAAACGGTAAGGCCCCCCTTGGCAAAGGATACAACAATAAATTTCGATTCTCGACCCCCGCGCCTTGCCCTGCCGGCTGGCCGGCAACCCGCGCGGCAATTTGCGTAATATGCTTTGACACAGGAGGCTCCGGATTACACACCGGAACCGAATCCATCTCCACCTTGTGAATAAGGAAACAGCACGTTACCGATGTAGAGAGTATCGAACGCATCGGTACCATCGGTACGATACTCCAGGGGATCATCCTCTGATTCAGCCAGCTTCTCTCCACCTTTGTTCTTATGGAAGCCAAGCGGTGTGATGTTCACTTCTGCTAGAGAGATGGCCATCAGCAAAGCTTCGTTATTCTCCCTGTTGAACATCGGGAGCAGATGCTTGGCGCCACGGAAGCCGTCATTGATAATGGAATACTTCTGGTCATGGCGCAAGGGCTTACCGATAAACACCGGCTCTACATTCCATCCGTGATAGTTGAACTGCTCGATAATAACGCTCTTGAAGTCATCATCAGACACAGCATAATTGCTACCCAGGGCTGTGGCATCATAGTAGAAGACCACATCCTTAGTCAGATGGGCCCTGTAGTAATTACAGAAATCATCTACCAGTTCCCTTAGCTTGCGCTGGTACTTGACATAAAAGGACTTCAGCACCCTGAGCGTTGAACCATCCCGCTGACCGGCAACCAGCCAGTTGATATTAGCATTGTAGTCAAAGGCGATGGCAATGGGTGATTTCAGGTCAAGGTCAGCATCCAGGAGGCAACCATAGTTCGTGCCAGGATCCGGATGGTATCCGGCTTCTTCCAGGGGGGCGTTATTGTTGGCAATGTATGTATGAAGATTATCCCTGAAGTTGGGATAGAATCCATCCTGCAGGCGGTCGATACGCTTGGATAGTATTGATGTCTGGAATACCAGGGGCGGCAGGTCTCTCTTCATCTGTTTCACGTACTGCAGACCAACCACATCGATATTCTCAAAGATAGACCATTCTCGGTACAGGACGGCGATTTTCCTAAGGCCGGCCAGCTGCCGTTCGATGGCTGAAAGACGTTCTTTCTTCTTAGGGCCTTCAGGCATATTGTCTGTCACATCGTGCCACAACCATATAAGGCCAGCAATGGCATCGATAACATCCGGATCAGATTTCTCCCTGTAGTTCAGCAACCAGCGGCCGCTCTTCAGTACCGGCATATCGCTTACAAACAGTACGGAATGGTGCCAGGGACATTCGCTGAAATATCTCATCGTACCACCATTGGCCGGGAAGGTCTCATCCTTCAGCTTATCATAATCCAGGCCCTTAGCCTCGTCACCAATGATCCAGTCCAGCGTCAATGAGTTAGAACTCATCTTTACGTCCTGGGAGATAATAATCATCTGGGCCCCTGTGTAGAAGGTCACTACATCTTCAAAGTTCTGGACCTCGATATAAGGCTTTGGATATCCAAGGTTTTTCGGAGGCCGCTTGCCGATGACATAGTGAATGCCCTCGATGAATCCGGCTTCACGTAGTCCTGACAAGGCGGCGGGCAGTGTTCGTGTTCTTGCCTGTTTGAAGGATGATGCCACGAAGGCGCCGGTACTGCGAGGCATAAACTGCACATTTCGCTTGATACGCCTGGAGACGATACCGAAAGACTTTCCGAATCGACGTGAACAGATATCCACCTCGGTATTGGCTCCGATGAGCAAGGCTTCTTGCTGTGCCCGGTTCAGGTAAGTAATTTTTCTTTCTTCGCTGCTCATTCTGCATCCTGGATATCCACATTATCTATTTCACTTGTGTATCGGGCCAGCAGTTTCTTGCCCTTTTCCTCTATTCCTGGAACTTTCTTGATACCGATGACTTCAGGATCCACGCTGAAGGATTCATCCTTAGGTATAATCTGGTCCCATTGGTAATCTTCACCGTCCGGCTGATCCAGCTGGTTGATTTTCACAATCACCTCGGCAATCTTAATCAGCGACTTCGCCTGCTTATCATCACCGGCGATAGCAGCTGCAGCTGCTTTCTCTACCAGGCGATTCGCTCTCATTCTCTGGAACTCCTTTTCCGCCTTCGGGGCACTTCCGAAAAGACGTAATACCAGGTTCATATCTGAATAGGCGACATCCCGGCCCACACCGAAATTATCCATGATCCAATTACGCATATCGATATCCCGGATCATAGGATTCTCCATCCAGCGGCAGAAGATCTGCTTCAGACGGTTCAGCCTCACTTCGCTTTGCGGAGACAGCTTGAAATTCGGATTAGCCAGGGCATTGGCGAATGCATCCAAGGTGTCCGTTTCACGTTTCTTATTCATAGTCAATTCGTTTAATGCAAAAGTACCCATCTCACGACGGGCACTTAGGACAAAAAAGTATTATTGGCTCAGAACAGTAGGTTTCTATCCTTCAAAGACTTAATAGTATCATCCGTTATATTGCAGCCATGATCCAGGAGGGCTTTCACGCGGGCCCTTACTCCAGCTGCACGGGCATCGGTAACTGAACCGGCCTTCAGGGCCTTGGAGATATAGGACCGGGCGGATTTCTCATTGAAGGCCTCCTTCTGGGAGGCTTCAGCTGCTTGCTCCTGGTATTCGTCAATTTTCTTCCATCGGGCATTGATGGCATCCTGAGTTTCCAGGATAACAGACCGGAAGTAGGCACGATCCTTATCGGTCTTGGCTAGCTTCATCTTCTCATGGGCGCCACGGCGTAACTTATATGCCTCGGCGTTGGCATCGAATTCGGCCTGCAGCTCCGGAGGCAGATCTGAACGGCGGGTCCTCCTGTCATCATAGGTACGGAACTGCAGCTGCTTCTCCAGGGCCTGATTGGTGTGCGGATTCCGATATCTTTCCGGTTCTGCAGGGCGGGCCGGCCTTGCTGCAGGAACGGCTGCAGGGACAGAGTGCGTGGCTTGGACTTGCTGTATGGCAGCATCGCTGTTAATGGCCACGAAACCGGCATTATTCAGTTTCCCCAGCTCATATATAAGCATCTCCAGGTCCTGCCGGCGGCCGATGGATGAAATGAGTATCCTGTTGGGGCTGTATTTGCAAAACAGCGCGAATCCGGAGGTAAAATCCGGATTCGGCTGTTGCAGATAGGATTGTATTTCGGAAATCACGCTTTACTCCGTCTGACGGGGAGTAATAACACCGGTGGACAGTGCCAAAGTGCCTTCCTCCAGTTCGAGAGTGCCAGAGTATTCAGGCAGCGGTGTTACATCCGGACAATCCACGGTGAAGGTGATACCCTTGGCAGAACCGGCAGCGTCACCGGAGGTAGGTGCAGCGCTGGTAGAACTGCGGTAATCGGGTGAACCAATCACGTGGTAGCGACCGGCAGCTTTCACGACATACACGAAATCGTCATTGACGGATGCCTTTGCAAATCCAAGGGCATCGGGAGAGAGGTCGGGGAAGGAGAAGTTACCATGGTTGATAAACATCTTGCAATCCACCTCACCGGTGGTCTCACTGGTGATGGAACCCTTGCCCTGAGTAGAATACAGCTTCTGCCAGTACTTACCATTTTCGGTGGTGAAGTTACCGTTATAGCCGGCCATTTTGGCTTCCGTAGCGCCTTCAGTATCCGGGTTGTCCACGATGGAAGGCCAGGCTGTGATATAGCGCTTACGGATCCTGTAAACGGTGGTGCCAATCCCCGAAGGATTGACACTACCGAGAGCGAAGTCAAGATTTGCGTACATAAGCTATTCTTGATTTTAGGTAAAACTATTCGGAGGCCATTGCCTGCTTAACCACTACGTCGATGTGTGAGCCGCTAGCGCTGATGCGAACGGTTGCAACACGAGGGTTGTCACCTGATTCGGCGTGAGCATAGGCGGTGCGGGTGAAGGTAACCTTATTGCCGGTACCAACGGCTGCTGAGAGCCAGTCTGCACCCTCAGTAACTACTTCAGCGGTCACTGCTGAGCCATCGGAGGTAGAGTAGGTGCGCTTAGTTGATCCAGCCTCTGCGGAAAGGTTATCAATCAGCTGGTCTCCAGTGATAACCACGGTAGGAGAAACGGATGCGGGAGCAGCAACCATAAGGTACTCCTTCTCGATCTGCTGGAACTGAACGCCCCAGAAGAAGCACATGAAGAACTGAACTACCTTAGGGTTATCGGGCACACGGATCAGAACTTTCTCCTTGCCGGATGCATCGAGCTGGTCGCAACCAACAAGCATATTCTCCTTAGTGGTAAGGTAGATGTACGGGCTGTTCTTCAGACCAGGGAGTGACACGATCTCGCACTTGTCGTCTGTGCCGTGAAGATATTTGCGGCCATACGCGGCATTGTAGCTCACTGCACCGAAGTGTGCCAGGAACCAGTCATCGTACAGGTTCTTCACTGCCTTAGGGATGAACATCTTCAGATTGGAAGCATCCTGAAGTTCCTCAGATGCATTGTCATAGATACCCTTCAGAACATCACCGACGTTGCTTGAAGTGATGGCTGCGGTGGTCATGTAGTTGCCCTTGGCCACTGCGATGTTACCGGCAGTGATTTCAGCTGCAGCGATGGTGCTATAACCGTTGAACAGGGTTGAAGTGGTAGTACCGTCAGGGTTACGAACGGCGCTAAAGAGAGCAGCACCAAGTTTCTTGGATACGCTCTTGGCCATCGCAAGGCTAAGGTCACGAACGATTTCAGCCTCATTACGGACGGTCTTGTCTGAGAACTGCTCACCATAAACGGTGGTGAAAAGAATGTTAGGGTCGAACTCTTCCAGAACGTCACCAAGATAAGTGGTGAGGGTACGGGCGATTATACGGCCGGTATCCTGTGCGTTCTTGGCAGTTTTGTAAGGCCTGACTTCTGCTCCGGAGCCAATGGCACCAACAGTTTCGTCACCGGCCACACCCTTGTGGAGAGTCATG